TGCGTGGTCCTCCAGGCTTTGGATTAGCTTTTGATCCTGATGGACCTGCCCATAGAACCTTACGTGCCCAATAGTTCGCTGAGAACTTATCGTTCTTTGTAAGTGATCCTGAACCTGAACGTATTCCACCGGAACGAGCTAGATAGTTTGCACGAGCCTCAGCGCTATAGTTGTGGCCATAGCCTTTTTGTCCAAACTCGACTACCTTGATTTCATCGCCCTTTTTAGCAAGCACACGCATCTTCTTTGCAGAGTCTGCTGGTGCACGCTTTGGCTTATTAAATCCTGGAAATGTTTCTCCACGATACTTTACTCCTCCCGGAGTTCTTTCTGTATCTTTTGTAGTTGCCATTATATTTCTCTCTTACGTAGGAGGACCGCCTATTGGAAATCCACGGATAGCTGTAAAAAATTTATGCAATATCAGCGTGTCTGTAAGCAATATCCACATTGACTGTAACTGTACCATATGGTTCAAATAACCCTTCGTCATGTTCAACTGAATTTATATGTATATCATCTATCTGAATTGCGTTTACCGCAGTAATAGAATTTATTGTATCTTCTATTTGTTGAATAAGATCATCACCAGCTCCTACTACATCTTCAGAGTGAATATAACCTCGAATGATCATATTAAAGTCGCCTCCTACTACGTTAGGAGATGATTCTGCGTGAGACTTATAATCTGTTTCAATATGTAAACAAATAGTAGGAAAATCATTAATCTGATCTAACCACTTAAATGTTTCAAAAACATTAGGAGTTACGTTAGCTCGAAGTTGATCGGCTACGAACTTGATGATATTCTTTTTATCTGCTACATAATATGACATGTAATTAACGTGAGTTGGTCAGTGACAAATGTAGGATTTGTCTGAAGGCAGTTCACAAACTAACCTTTCGGCTAAGTATTATCTGTATAACCAACTCACTTTATAATTATAGCAAAGATTTACAAAAATACCAAAACTTTAATTTAAAATTATTTAGTATACTCTTTCTTAATTTTAACGTTGGCGCTACATATGCAGGATCTACCATCACAAATTATAGGAGCACTATCGTAAGATATATCCTCTAGTAGGTTTCCAAAACACTTTATACCACAAGAAGCTGCTAGTAAATCAAAATCTTTTGTAATATAAAAATGATCAACTCCTGCCCAACATTTCCAGTTTTTAAAAGAGTGTTTATTAAAGTGCATTAAATCTAGTATATATCCTGAATTATAATGCGTACCGTTTATATCTACATCTTTTATGTTAGAATCATACTTACTGAGAACAAACTCTTCACTCTTGCTATCGTTTTTATAATCATCGCCCCTAATTAAATGAGTAGATGATTTTATATCTGAAGATTTTAAAGATAGCAGTATATCAGAAGCTTGATCGCTAGATTGCTTTTCATGCATCACTATAACAGAAAGACGTTCTAATCCATGCCTATCAACTAGATAATGAATTTTATTTAAGAAGTGAGATGGCTTAGCAAACTCAAAATGTAGACTAAAAGAAATATAATCTAGCCAGTTATCCTTGAGTAGCTCTGAATATAGTTCTACAGGTTGACTACCATTAGAAGTCATAGCTAAGTATATATCAGGAGCTAATCCTTTAATATACATACAAAAATCTTTAAACCAAGGTAGAATAGAGGGCTCTCCACCACTAAACCAGATAGTAATAGGTAAAGAAGACTTTTTTAGTACAGAACCATATAAGTTATCTATTGCTACAATAGCTTTTTCAAAAGAAGTAGCACTCCAACCTGTTTCATATGTTTTGCAATAACTGCAACGATAATTGCAATTATAATTAATATCCCAGTCTATATGAAGCCGTGATTCTTGTTTTGTTTTTAATATAATCTGCATATAAAAAAACTGGGGTTATTTCTAACCCCAGCTCCTTAAGCCTGTCTAGTTAGGTAGTTGGGCCTTACATACTTAGCTCCAAAATACTGTTTCACCAGATTAATAACAATCTGATCATCATATTCCTTACAAGAGAAAACATCGAGATACATAGCGTTTCCTCCCATCCCATCGTCTGGAACAAAATGAGCGCATATATTAGAAGTTTCAATTAGCTGAACTAAAGTATAACCTGCCTTATTACCAGATCCAAAGTTAACAATCTGTGGTTCTCCATAAGCAACCATATCAATATCGTTAACAAGCTGCTTAGTAAACTTATAAATTGTATCGTAACTAGTAATAGCCTCATGATCGAGTTCGGCGCAGTCTAGTACGAGATGATAACCCCAATATGCCATTTCATTTTACCTCCATTAAGTTAATGCTTCTTCTCTTGAAGCAGAAAAAGCCAAGACAAAAGGTAATTTTGCCTTGGCTTTAACCATGATGATATGCTTATAGCCCCCTTCCCGCTATAAACGGTGACTCTACTTTAATTAGTTTGGCAACTGGTAAAACCAAACTAAATTAATAAGAGTCCTACCCAACCTTAGAAGCGAGTAAACTCAAGCCAGTCTAAGGTTCTATAAAATTGATGGGGTTTTTACGTACTTATTATACCCCAAAACTACTATTTCGACTTTGTGCACACAAGTAAGTAGTTTATTCTAAATCTCGCACAGCCCCTCACCCGCCTGCGATATGATTCGTCACCAAACCCGCAACCAAGGAATGATTGCGCCTCCTTTTACGAACCTTGCCTATTTAAAAACTTTGTTAACCCGCTGTTCCCGATTCGAACGGTGTCCTAGTGTTGTCCATCTGTGCTTCCCCTCAGCACCGACAGCGGGTATATTAATAATAACAGAAAATTTGGAAAGGAGGTATCTGCTTTTTATTAAAGTTATGTATAGCCCCCAATCCCGCTATACATAGTGACTCTACTTTCTGCTATATCCCTTTCGGTTTACCAACTAGAGTCTTGCCATACACTAAGAATTACTATCACTTTATCGTGAGAACCAGTAACAGGTTCATAGTGTATTAGATATGCGGGGCACGACTGACTACGTGCACAGGTTACAATAATGTTTGTATTCCCCCTGAATCTTTATTATAACTAAGTATACTATATTTTAGTATACTTGGCAATAATAAAGTGACCTTTATTAAAGCATTAGCCTGAGATTAAAGCTAACAACGATTACCTTTGGACCGTACCTTCTCATTTGCTCTCTGAGAGTTAATCCGTTATCCACTAAGCCTCTATTTCAAGAGTATCCTAGTAGTAATCAGTGCTGCAGTTTAAAGTGATGCTGTACACTGTCATACTATACTACTCGTCAATTTACGTAACACCTGCCTTACGAGCAGCTCATCCCCGCTAAAGGATTATGTTATTTCTTTTAACGAACATCTAGAGCTTGCGGCTTTCGATGCACCTTATTCCTTTCGGTAAGGTATTAAGCACTTTTCATATAGTACCGAGGCAGTCTTTGCGTTTTTTGAGTGACTGTATAAGAGGTCTTGAACCTCTAACTTATTGTTCCAAAAGACAATTGCTCTACCTGTTGAGCTATATACGCTTGCAACCTACTTTGATGTGCTACCTCTGTTGCTTTATATCTTGTTAGATACAAAATACAACACACCAACTGTCCCTCTCCTTGCGGGATACTAGACTTTGTTTCAGGGTCTTGTTTAGAACAAGTCTAACCAAAAACCTTTACAATACAACACACCCTTCTACGCGAATAGTCGGATTTAGTTGTTACACATTAGTCATCGCATTATAGTAGTTTGCATGTAGAGGTATGAGTTGCTGCTCATTTGTCTCTCACCGATTTGGCTCTGAGATCTATCCTTTCGGACCTGTACCTACTAGTCGTGTTTATTGCCATTTTTTCAAATGACACACGGTTTAGCCGTAGACTTGTGCTTGCATAAGTGGACTCTTTCGAGCGCAAGGTTGTAGGAATCCTTGCTTTGGGTTAGTTACCTAACTTATCCTATCGACGTTATGCCGCCAATCTTTATATATCTTACCAAACTTTTCAGCTCAAAGCAAGATAAAAATCATTTTCAAATCTATTCTTTAACGGCGGATTTGACACGCAACGATTAGAAACTAGGGTAGGCTTTATTTTTTGACGAGCTACCAGCGTCCGGCCTTTTTTAAGTGAAGGAACACTTTTAAAGGATCTTCTTAACCTTTAATGTTTTTATTAACGATAAAAACAATACGTAAAAACCTCGGATTTTTGGTTAGGTAATCAACCAGATTTGTTTTACGACCTACCTTCAGTCGAGAGATTTTCTCCATGGAGCGCGTGCACGCTTAGGTACAGATTTTGATGATCAGTCAGTGGCTCTGTATTGGCCTTTAAGATTGTTTGTGTCTCAACTGTTTCCAACCAATCTTTATGTATATTAACAAAGATTTTTCAAACAAGCAAGAAAAAAATTATTTTAATTTTTACCAATGCTTATTTAAATAAGTAATGATCTCTTTAGATGGTTTGATAGATTTAATATAGTCATCAGCATCTAAACCAAGATAATAAATAACATTGTCTCCTAGATTACTTTGTAAATCTTTTTTAAAAGAATCAGAGTTTTTTATACTATCAAAAGCTTTTATTAAGGCTTTTTTAGCATCTTCAGGAGAAGAGGAAAGAATTACAAGTTGTTGACCTTGAACACTTTCTAAAAATTTATAAGAGTCCCATTTAAGTCCTTGTGGCTCTCTTTTATTTATAATGTAGTATAGCTCATTTATAGAGTGGATGTCAACATTTTTTTGAAAGGTTGATACCCATAATGGAGTAAGTTTTTTTGTTTTTACCCAGTTATTATAAAAACTTCCATTATATTGATTAGCGTTATGAACAACTACATCTGTCTCACCTTGTTCTACAGATCTAAGTATATCATTATTACTTTTGTACCCTGGGATATAATTTGTTTTTATATCCAATAGATCAAAAGCTAATCGTTCTACTATATTAACAGCAGATGGATTACCTGTCAAACCAAAATTTAATCTTAATTGTGTATCTCTTAGATCAAAAACTGTTTTAACTTTGTTACTAGATACTAAAATAGCAGAAGATCTAACATTGGCAAAAAGAGTAGTAACTTGATCTTGGGGATCTAGTTTTAAAACTGCTTCACTTTTTATAAATTTTGATAATAAAATATTAGAAAAATAACCTATATTTGTTCCATCACTAGGAACTGCTTCTAATAAATAATTAGGACCAATAACACCACTACCACCAGGTTTATTAACTACTATTACATTAGAAACTCCTGAGATATGTGTTTCTAAATGCTTAGCTAATATTCTAGCAGTTAGATCAGGAAAAGATCCTACGGCACTATTAGAATACAATCTTATAGTTTTATCTTTATAAAAGTCTGAAGCGTGAGACGGAGAATTTATAAGTAGAGTAAGAGTTATGATTTTTAAATATTTAATCATCTCTAATCCTACCTAGAAATTCAAAGTACCCATTTTCATCATACTTAAATTTATTAGCTGTCTTAAACCATACATCATCCTTAATAAAGGAACTATAATTCTCAGTATAGGGACAAGCATAATCAGTATGAATTAACATTTGACCATTGTCATCTAACTTTAAAACATCGTCTCCCCACTTATTCTTACCGTGTTTATGAATTCTATTCTCTAAGGTGTCATTCCAAGGAGAAGCAAGTTTTATTGCTACCTCTGAAGAGCCAAAAGAGTTGTAAAATTTTAGTAATGGGTGATAAGACTCAATTTCTTCAATTAAACCTATAGAATTTCTAATAGAAGATGCACCAATCATTTTAAATGATTTAAGTCTTTTACTAGACATTTTTGCTTTTTTAAATATATAAAGCAAATCTTGATTAGGTCTTTCCATTAAATCTATTGCTAGTAATGGGCTTATCTTAGATACTCTTTCTCTATCATAAGCATTACTAGGAACAGGTTTTAAATAAGAAAATCTAGTAGGTTGTAGCTCTTCTATTAAAGAAGCAATAGAATCTGGGGTTTGTATTTCTGGATTATGATAAACTACTGAACCAGAATTTATCATTATACTCTGTAAAGTTCTGGAGTGGTATATAGAATAAGGATTTCCAAAAGCATACCACAAACAGTCTTCATCGTCTATAACACAATTATCATTAGTATTTAATACTATTTGTGTATATACTTTTTCTCTTGAGCATAAACTTATTTTACCGATTGCATTTTTTACAGCAGTGGTTCCTGCTGTTTGACCAAAATACATTAGGTCTGAGGGTTCGGGATAATCTATTATAGAATCTACTTTTATACCTTTTAAAAGGTCATCATAAGCTTCTTCAGTTATGATATACTGAACTCTGTAGTTTGTAGTTCTGTATATTTTTTCTACTTTTTTCTGAGTTCCGTCTATAACACTTTTTAAACTTTTGGGAGACTTAATAGAGATTAAAGGGTAACCGCCTAAGAAGCAAGCTACTTCCGCTATAATTGATTTTACGCTAGGAGACATTACTACAGCAATAACGTCTCCTCTTTTTATGCCTTTATTTAGCAAGGCTCTTACTATAGAGTTTGCTTTATAGTTTACTTCTTCTCTAGATACAAATAAACCATTCAATCCCACAATAAATGGGTGATTAGGGTTTTTCTGCATGGATTGATTAAAAATATCTGGAATCTGTGCCATTATTATCCAACAAAAAAATTATCTTTACAAAAAGCATCACTCTTTGTAAAGATAACTAAAGGCAGTTTTTTAACTAGTTGATCTGCCAACAACTACCTCATCGCGAAGTAAAAAATACTCCCACAAAGTCTCTAATAAAAACATAGAGTTTTTATTACACATTCGTAATAAAATGTGAGGCTTGTAGGTATAGATTTAACCTTGATAACTCAAAGCCTGGGTAGCCTCTAACCTGTTACCTAACGAGAATGTAACTCATCGTCTTTCTATAATTATCTAAGATTTTCGGATTCTAAGATAAGAAAGAATTGAATATTCTCTTAAAGTAAAAATATTCAAAAACCTAATTATTTATAATTAACGTAAATAAACAATCAAAGATACGTCTTGCAATATAAAGGCGCCAAGACCACCTACTAACCGAAATTTCGGTGCGACGGCTTTATATCCAAGATATTTATATCTTATCAAAAAATAATAAGATAAGCAAGAAAAAAATTTATTAAACTTCCTCGCAAGAAGATGTTCTAGAGTATTCAATATCTGGTCCATCGAACCAAAAGGTATATCCTATTTCAGAATCTAGATTATCTTCCCAAAACTGGACAAGCTTACTATGCTTATGTTCCTTTTTTTCTTTTTGTCTATAAAACCCTGGACAATCACAGCGATAATAATTATGACCTTTAGTTACTTTATAAGTCACAAAAGAGTTATCTTTTTCAGAAAACTTTACAACTTCGAAAATATTTGACTTATCTGTATTTTTAATAACATACTGATCAGACATTAGTCTTCTCCAGCCATAGAATCCCACAACTGCATTTTTACATTTTCAATAAGCCAAAGGTTTTCTTTGATCTCTCCCTCAGAAGAGGCAAGATAAAAATCACCATCTTTTGTAAAACCACAAACAAGCACAGAGTCAAAATCGTTGATTTCCTCCAACAAAGCTTTAGCAATTTTCTCAGGGTTAATCTTACCATAAGTCTTACCCGGAAACTCAAGAATATTGTCAGACATAATTACCTCTTCAATTTATGTTATATATAATAATATCAAAATTATAAGGTTTGTACAAGTTATATATTACTTAGTCTAGTTGTTTATCAATTACAGACTTTAAATCAGGTTCTGTATAGTTAGGACCTTTTAAAACTTTACCATCTTCTCTATATATAGGTTTACCATCTAAACCTAGTTTACTCATGTTAGAGCGGTGAACCTCTTTGAAACACTTATCTAAGTCTATGCCAAAAGCAAGACCTGCTCCATAAGTCACGTATAAAATATCAGTTAAAGCATCGGCTACAGAAACTATATCTTTCTCGTCTAAAATAGCTTCTTCAAGCTCTGTATACTCTTCATAGATTAAATCTAATCTAAGTTTTGCCGTTTTATAATCAATCATAGTTGGTTTATTATTAACATTTTGACCAAAAGTGTTCATAAACTCTTTTACTTTTTCATAATTTGTCATTTACTGTCCCTCAAAATATTTATCATTCTATGTGCTAAATCAATAAACCAGTCTTCTTTATGACCTTTGGTAGTCTCAGCAGCAACGCCTATACGCACTCCAGAAGTTTCTACAAAGCTTCTCTTCTCTCCTGGAACTCCATTTTTATTTACAGTTATACCATTAACCTCTAAAAGATCGGCATACTGCCTTCCACTAAACTTTTCATTACTAAGATCAATAGTAAACATGTGACATTTTGTACCTCCACTTACTATAGAGATGCCAGAATCTATAAAAGTTTTAACCATTGCATCTGCATTTAATCTTACTTGTTTAGCATAGTCTTTAAAATCAGGCTGTAAAGCTTCATAAAAACACTGAGCCTTACCTGCAATGATATGCATTAAAGGGCCTCCTTGTGTGCCGGGAAATACAGCACTATTAATGCGTTTAGAGAAGCTTGAATTATTCCAAAGAATCATGCCGCCGCGCGGACCTCGAAGACCTTTATGTGTAGTAGTTGTAACAATATCAGCAAAAGGAAATGGGCTAGGATACTCTCCACCGGCAATTAAACCACTGTAATGAGCAATATCTGCTAATAGTAAAGCGTTCACGCTATTTGCAATATCCTTAAACCTCTTCCAATCAATGACTTGGCTATACGCGCTAGCGCCAGCCACAACAATTTTAGGTTTAAAATCTAATACTAACTGAGCAACAGCATCATAATCAATAAAACCGTTTTCATCTACTCCATAAGGATAAGCTGAAAACCAGCTACCACTAATGTTAACTGAAGAACCATGACTTAAATGTCCTCCAGAAGATAAATCCATTCCAACTACAACATCATTAGGATTTAAAAAAGCTTTAAATACAGCCAAATTAGCGTTAGCGCCTGAATGTGGTTGAACATTGGCAAAATTACATTTAAATAGATTTGCCGCGTATTCAATTGCTAGGTTTTCGATATCGTCTACATTTTCACAACCATTGTAGTATCTTTTACCTGGAAGGCCTTCTGCATATTTATTAGTTAAAATACTGCCACACAAATTCATAATTTCTTGGCTGGTATAATTCTCACTAGCTATTAGCTCAATAGTATTTTCTTGTCTAATTATTTCTTTACCTAAAGCATTTTTAATTCTTGGATCTAACATTTTATATCTCTTCTTTTAAGGTTTCAATAATATAATCTACTTGTTCATCAGTCATAAATGGATGACAGGGTAAACATAGTATTGTATCAGATATATCCTCTGAATGTGGGTATATAGTTTTTTTATCTGTAAATTCAGATAAAGTAAAAGGGTAATTAATATTATAAGGTATACTAGCTTTATCTAATATTTTTGTAATATTATCCCTATTTTCTGTAGAAAAATAATAGTAATGATATACATGTTTTTTACAGTAGGGAGCTATAGGAAGTTTAACTAACTTAGAATATTTATCTGCTATAACTGCTCTTCTATCATTCCACTCATCTAAATATTTTAATTTATGGTATAAAACTATAGCTGATATTCCAGAAGGTCTGTGATTTGATCCTTCTGTTGAAAATTTATATTTTTCATACATACCGCAGTTTATTAAAGATTTTACAGTTGTAGACAGACAAGAACTTAAAGTAGATACTACACCTGCTTCAGATACTCCACCTAAATTTTTACCTGGAAAGCATGACCAAAAGGCTATATCTCCAAAAAACCCTAGCTTACTCCCATCTACAAGTTCAGATCCGTGAGACTGAGAACAATCTTCAATTATCTTACACTCATATTTTTTTGCCAAGTTATATATTACTGGCATATTACAAGGATGACCTAAAATATGAGTTGGAACTAATATTATGTTTTTAAACTGTGATCTATAATTTTTAAGCCAAAAATCTAAATGCTCTGTATTATACTGTAAATATGAATCACAGTCTATAAAATCATAATTATAACCCAAAGATTTAGTTACAAATAAAATAGAAGCCCAGCTATTATTCTGTAGTAACACACAAGTTTCTTCTGGTTTATATTGGAAACTTTGTAAACAAACTTTATAAGCATCTGTACCAGAAGATACCATTATAGAGTTATCTAAATTACTATATTTACTCCAAGCTTCTTCGAACCTTTTAATGTAAGGATTATTAATATAATGACCTGAAGATAAAAAATCTTCTATCTCTGGAAGAGCTTCTTTCTTTATAAGATCCCATTGAGCTTTTAAATCATTAAGTTTAATATTCATATACGTCATAATTCATAGAGCCTCCTCCAAAACCATTTTTATAGTAATACAGATTAGAATTTAACTTGTAACCATTTTCTTCTGTAGACTTACCAAAATTATAATAATGAACATCGGAAGGTAGATGCTCAATCATATAATGGTGAAGTAGGGTCAGAGCGTTTAAGGCTCTTCCTTTAGAATTAGTAACAGAATATTGAACATGATAACACTTGTTAAATCTAAATACAATTAATCCTCCAAGCATTTTACCAGACTCATGTCTTGCCAATAACCCTTTAATAAAAACTGGAAAATTAGTGTATAAATATTGAATATCTTCTGGTGTATGGGTAGGTTTTATACCATATTTTTTTAAATTAGGAATTAAAACTTTATCCCAAAACTCTTTAACTAAATCTAAATTAGATAAATCCATTGCAGATAAAACAATATTATTCTTTAAATTATTTAACTCATCTTTTTTATCAGGCCAGTACTCGTAGTTAGTGGTTAAAGGATTTAATATCGAAGATAACTCACAAGAAACTTTTTTTGCTTTTATATTAAATAAAGCCCATGTATCGTCAGACACACAGTGTTTTTGAAACTCTGCTGGAGTAGCTTTGTAAACTATTGGTAAGTAATCATACGCTTCTTTAATTTTTATTAAAGTTTCTAATAAGTCATAACCTCTTAACCTATCACTGTATACTAATCCACCAATAGCTAACCCTGGGTGTGATACAATCTTATTATCTAGTTTTACAGCAGGAAATACACCACAAACAATATTATTATAATATATGATTAAAGAAGAATCTAAAAATCTATCTTTATGATAGTCTATAAAACCTCTTTTATGCATAAAAGTTCCATTAAAAGAATTATCTACAAGATTGTCCCAAGAAACTCTATCATTTTCAGTATAAAATTTTACAGTAATCATACATCATTTACAGTTCTAATTTTTTTATTATAAGAAACAGCCTCTCTCAGAATACTTAAATCTATAGAAAAAGAGTCTGCTGTATGTAAAATAGCACTAGTATCTTTTGGAAAACAATGTCCTCCAAAACCACGTTCTTCGGTCACCTTAGTATGGCTATAACCTATTCTAGAATCTGATCCTACTAAGTAGGATACGTTCTCATAATTTATGTTTGTTGCATCACAAAGATCATAGATTTGATTAAAAAAAGCAACTTTAGTAGCTAAGAAAGAATTTTCAAAATATTTAGTTAATATAAGTTCTTCTGGAGAAAATTGTGTTTGAACATCAATCAAGCCTTTAAAAGCTGTGACAAATACATCTTTCCAAAAGTCAGTATTGTCCCCACCTATATATAAGTTTTCAGTATTGGCAAAATCTTCTAAAGCAGTTTCAGCTCTTAAAAATTCAGGAGAAAAAGATATACTATGTGTAGGAAATAATTCTTTAATTTTTCTCCAGCCTTCAAGAGATATTGTGCTCTTAATTAGGATAGGAGTTGAAATTCTAGTATCTCTAATTACACTTTTTACAGCTTTAATATTGCAACTACCATCTTCGTTTTTAGGGGTAGCTACACATATGATGATACCATCTGCAGTTGGAAAATCGTATACTCTGTAAGAGTTAAATTTAGGATCAACTATTGAAATTGTAAAATAATTTTTTAAAACTGAGTCATGGGCTTTTCCTACAAACCCATATCCTGCTATAACAATATTTTTCATTTTTCTACTATCTCTACCCAAAGGTTATGTTCTTTTGCTTGTTTTATCATATTACTAGTGCCTTTACTATTATTTACCATAAAAGCTATTAATCCATCTGCGTATAAAGCCATTTCTTTATTTCTAATATGACCAGCAGCTTTTCCATACAAATCCCAGTTTGCAGGAAATTTTTTAATTTTTACGTTATTCCAAGCAGCCCATGACTCTCCAAAAGCATCTCCTCCTTTGGCACACCCTGATACGACTTCAGTAATACTATTTTTATATTTATCTAGTACTAAAGCATCACTATGAGTGGGTACGAAAAGTCTACTACCCGCTATTATTACTTTCATATTTAGCTACTCCAAAGCCTTGCTTTCCGTGTTCATTTCCATTATAGAATAAATAAGTTCCATATTTAGTTTTCAAAACATAAGAAAAACATTGCATTTTAGAATCCCAACCAATTTGGGATTTTTCTATTCCTAAATAATTATCTAATCTTGTCCAATTTACACCATCTAATGACTCAGCATAACCTAATTGATAACCGTGATTATACCTTCTACTAGAATAAAAAAGTTTAAATATATCTTTTTCTTTAATCACACAAGGTCTACCAATACCATACTCGTTTAAATTAATATCTGCTTTCATACACTCTATAGGAAGCTTATCATCAAGATTAAATAAGCTCTCACTTCTTATTAATTTAAGGTCATAAGTAGGAGTTAATTTATTATCTGCATAAAACCAATTATCCCCACCAACATACCAAACCCAGTACTCATCTAATTCTGATTGATACTGAACAAAAGCAGCTGTTCTTATAGAACTTTCTCCTTTTATAGGACCTAATACAGGCTTATCAAAAACTCTGGTAAAGCTAACACCATAATCATCACTAACAGCTAAGCCAGTGAATAAGGTATATGGATAGGTTTTATCTTCTCCCCAGCCTGTATATAATAAATATATAGTATCACCGGATCTTATGTAGGACATGGGGGTAACTCCCATACAGTCAAACTTACCTGTATTACCTATATCTAAACAAGGTTTTTTACTTACAGATAATATTTTAGTGGGGTTTTCAGCAGAAACATCTACATAACCTATTCTTCCTATATTTTTCTCATCCCAGAAAGCTACGAAAACTCTTATTAGTTCTTCTGTAAGAAGTATAGGTGTTGGAATATAAGCATGGCTTTTTGCCCAGCTGATACCACTACCAGCTGGGTTATAAACTAAACCTAGTTTGTTCCATTTCATGAAACTTTAAACACCTTTTTAGTGGATAAAGGTGATATCTCTGTCTTTGGCATAACAAGTAAATTATCATCAGCAATAGATTTAGTAGTCGCAGTAAGAGGGCTAAACCAATTGTAATTTCCTACTGTGATATTATCTCCTACACAAGAGTTAACACCAAAAAAGTTGTTATCTCCAATAACACAATTACCACAAATAACAACATGTGAAGATATAAAGTTATGAGATCCTATAGTTGAATGATGACCAATATGGTTACCACTCCATAGAATGTTATTATCGCCAATAGTAGTAAAATCCTGTATTACATTTTCTTCCATAACAATACAGTTCTTGCCTACTCTGGCTGTAGAAGCAACTGTAGCACGAGGGTGAATATAAGTAATAAAATCCCAACCATCATCTAAGAGGTCAAGATATAAACTCTGTCTAATAGTATTAAGTTTATTAACTCCGACAGCAACAAAAAGTTTAATAGAAGATCTATCAAAAGATTTGATTTTTTCTAAAGAAAATACAGGTTTCTCATTCAAAATGAGAACTCGTGGCGTAGTTTCAGCAAACGCAAGAATATTAAAAGAGTCTTTTAAGTATTCATAAACTAACTCAGCTGTTTTACCAGTTCCAATAATAATTACACTCTGCATATCAATCCCATCTTTCTGACCCTAAATCTATAGAATCATATATTTGTTTCCAATCAATTCTAGGAGTTAAACAACCTTCTGTTAAATGCGTAGCCATGCCAGGTATAGGACAAATTGCCCCAGACTTAGCATACATTTCCCAAGTAAAGCTATCAGAATTATAAATTGCGTTCTGTTTAAATAGTTTAATATGCTCCTGCCATGTGTGACCTAAAGCAGATGTACAACCAGTACAAGAAGGTATAGTTCTCCAGTGAGAAAACTCATTAATCATTACCTCACAGTGTCTGTCTCTGTCTAAAGTGTAACGATCTGGGTAATCATATGCAGCAACAAAACCACGCCAACCACTACGATAAACGGACTTCATAGCAGCAATAGCATGGGGTAAATGTAAAAAATCATCATTACATAGATAATGAATCTCTTCTGGAAAGAGTCTTGTTGTAGTATCTATGAGATTTGCTAGAGAAGTATAATGGTGACGTCTGCCGTCCATAACAGGACCTAACATATCCTCTACAGATTGATCAACCAAAGGTATAGGACATTCTTGTAATTGAATATTAGGTGTTTTTGATGTAGAAACTAGCCAATCTAAAGTAGATTGTCTAACTTTATCCCAAGCAATTATAATAACATCTTCAGGAGTGATGGATGGTTGAATAGATAACCAACACTTTCTAAGTAGTTCTCTTTTATCTTTGCCTTCCCAACGCTTAGCAAAACTCTGGGTTTCTTGCTTCTCGCAAACCCTCCAATAAATAATCATATTAATACCTTTTCAATTTTTGATACTGTCCTTCAATATTAGTAGTATATACTACTTTTGAGATACCAAAAGACTCAATAGCTTGCATACATCCTTTACAAGGCTTAGCAAGACCTTCTGATCCATCTTTCTTGGTTCTTACCACATAAAGAGTAGAACCCAAAAGATCCTCAGTGCTAACTCGTTTCAAAGCATTTTTAATAGCATCTATCTCTGCATGAAGATAAATAGCTTCTGGATGTTTAGTAAATTTATTTTGTAGAGGGTGGGTTTTATTTTTATTATGACCAAAAGAAATAATTTTATTTCTTTTTACTACGCACGCTGCGAGGGTTTGGTTGCCTACACACTCTATGTCTTGAGTTATTTTTTTCAGTATAGAAATGAAACTCAGTTCTTTTTTCATTTGGGTTAACCAAGTTGTAAGTTATAATTTCTACAGCTTTTCCTAAAGAGAAGCATATAGATAATAACATATATAAAAAGAATAATGCAAGCAAAAAGTCCATTTAAATATACTTTTTTGGTACTTGCACTGCTAAATCATCTGCTAACTTATAAAACATCATAGCAGTTGTCTCTGGACCATAAGCTCTTAGATAAATATCTCTGGTCACCGCTAACATAGCTGCTCCTGTAGCATGTGGGTGCTTTTCATAATATTGATTCGCAATTTTATTAATGTCTTGCATGGCAAATTGCATAACAGCCTTGCCCTTGTCAAAATTATCTGGTTGGTTTTTCATGTTAATCCTTTACGCGGCTCTTCTGATAGGTCCGAGTTCTTGAAATATGGCAATCTTTTTTAATTCTCTGTATCGTGCGCCCATAACTTGCTGATCTGGTAAATCATTATTTAGAAATACCTGTCTTAGAGCAGCATAATATTTTTTAAACTCTTCGCCATGAGGTTTCACGTTTTGGAGGTTGTTATAATACTTATGCCAGAATTGAGCAGCGTGAGCCATTTCATGACATATAACAGCTGTAATCCTATGCTCTATATTATCAGAATAAAAACCACCAAATACTTTATTTTCGTCGTATGATTTATACTCATAAAAACGATAAACATTGGTAGGCTGAACATAATTATACATAGCTATATCAATAAATGGAGCGTAGTATCCGTGAAAATTAGAGATACCACCTTTTGAGGTAGTTCTACGTTTAGAAAAGTCGAACTTAGTATCTTCTATTTTAAAACTAGAACAACCTTTGTGTGGCCAGGTTTGAATATAAGCTTCCATATCAGAAACTTGTTTCTTACCCCATGCAATCCAAGAAGCTTTTTCAAGACTATTCATACTATAACCTTTGATTTTTAATTCAATATAGTATTATATCAATAATAATAGAAAAGCACAAGAATAAACTACAAAAGTTTATTCTTATACACATAAGAATCTTCATAGTTATTTATTATTTTATGTAAAGAAAAAGCTAGTTTTTTATTAATCTCATTACTTAGATGATTAAAGTAAATCTTATCTTTAGTATCCATAGAATAGTAATTATCTAATCTATCAGCGATTGTAATTCCTTTTTTAAATTTATATAAAGGAGTTACAGAAAAATTATAAATATGCAAAACTTTTTCAATATTGGTATTGCTATTCAAAAATACATCTAACTCATAAAACCAATATTTTTGTGACCACAAATGAAAGTCATCAGAATACAAATACTTAAAATAATACCCAGAAGCTGCCGCTTCTGGGGTCAAATTATTATATAAAAATTTTGCATTAACAGCAGACGAATGATTTAACGCAAGATTATCATCATTAGGAATTCTAGAATGATTAGTATGACATAAAATTAGTATTTTAGGACTATGAGTTTTACACTCTGCAAATAGTAATTTTCTAGTAGACCACCAAGAGGCTCCAGCAAAACCTTCACCTCTTGGTTTAATAGTACTACTTGTCAATAAGTTAGATAGTATATAAGGCCAGTGATTTTCTGAATCTCTATACAAACAAAAGCTATCACCTATTATTAATAGGTCTTCATGCTTATACATTTTAATAAATAAAAGGATCTTCTTTATTTATTTTTTTTAAAGTTCTGCGTAATTGATATCTACGCCATAATGTTTTAAAAAAGCTAATCATTATTTTCTACCTATATTTTTAACATTATCACGAGTGATAAGTTGATATGGTCCCTTGTTATAAGGGATAGATACAGTAAACTTTTTTTGCGGCTCACCATGAACCAAACACGTGCGATATCCTAGTTTAGCTCTTTTTTCGCTAAACTCTTCACCACAAACTTTACAAAAATTTTGCATAGTAAAATCTCTAGTATGTTAAAAGATTATTTGGTATAAATATCCAAAATGTCATTTTTTGTAACATTACAATTAAATAACTGTGACAGTGTGATATTTAAACCCAAATTTAATTATTATGTATAATAACATAATACTAGGCTTTTTACAAGAAAATTATTTTTTTAAAAAAACTATTCGTCTCCATATATATGAAGTATGTCCTTAATGGCAGGATGTCTTTCAATATCACTTGACTTAAAAGTTATAGTGCTGATATAAGAAGATTTGACTCTTCTCTCTTTTTCTAGAAAGTCTTGTAAACCATTTATAGTTTTTTGATCGTTTTGCTGCAGATCTCCGGTTATTATAATTCTACTATTATCTCCTAAGCGAGTTAACAATAATTTCATTTGACTTATAGTTGCATTTTGCATTTCATCAGCAACAATCCAAGCATTTTTAAATGTTCTTCCTCTCATATAAGCAAGAGGAGAAATTTCTATTTTTTCGGTTTTTATTAAATAATCAATATGCTCTTTACTAAAATGTTCTTTGAATACATCTAAAATAGGTCTAACCCATGGGTCCATTTTTTCTTCTAAAGTTCCTGGGAGAAATCCATGATCTTCGTCAACAGTTACTGCAGGTCTAGTAATAATAATTTTATTATAAAGCTTTCTTTCAAAAAACTCTATACCCTTTTCAACAGCTAAAAGAGTTTTACCTGTTCCTGCCGGTCCTGTAGCAAAAACATAATTTTTACTAAAGTCATTTAAATAAGTTAAATATAGTTCTTGATTTGCGTTTTTAGCTTTTACAGCTTTATTAAAATTAGAAATTTCATATACTTTAGCACTTACTTTTTTACCCATGTAATTCTCCTTAAAAAAATCCCCACCTCTAATGAGGCAGGGATTGCTATTTATTAGAAAGAAATAGTTTTACTTTTAACTGATACATTATCAGTTACTATTTGATATATACTAGAACTATCTAAAAATTCACTGTTACACTCTACACAAACTAATACATTCTCCTGTTTATATGAAGGTATTACCCATCTTTTTTGTAAATTAGTACAAGAAGGACATCTATCTATCACTACGTAATATGCCAATATTCTTTTCAACCTTTGTTAAATAATTTTTCATTGAATGGTCTATAAAAAAGTCTACGCCTTCTAGTTTAACTATAGCTCTCCAAAAACCTCTCCATCTATCTTTTATTCTTTGCCATGTGGTCATATCTCTAATGAAACCATAAAAGTTAATGTAAATTAACTTACCGACATGATCAAACATAATATCTCCGGGCACTGCCGGAACAATATCATTATTATTAACAAATCTAAAAGCATTGACTGTGAAGTTACTTGCCCACTTTTTATCTCCGACTCTTGGGGAACCAAAAGTATATAAAATAATATCAGCGTTATAATCTTTAGATAGTCTATTAGCACAAAGAGTAGCTAACGCCGCACCTAAAGAATGTCCTGTGACTATTACTTTTTTATTAGATAAATTTTTAGATAGATAAGATTCTATATCTGCCCACACTAAATCTAAAGCTTTTTTAAAACCTGCATGAACTTTTCCAGTTTTATATTTAGAATCTTTTAACTGAAAAAAATTTAAATCTGCTGCTATATCAGAAAATTTAGTAGGCTCAGTACCTCTAAAAGCTATAAATAAAATTTCACCTGTTACAAAAGCCATAGCTTGAGTAGACTTTTTATCAAAAAATTGAAAACTATCTACTCCGTAAAGAGAAGTAATTTCAGAATAAATATCTGATTCGTTTTTGTAAACTATAGCAGATAATCTAGCACAATCCAAAGAATATTCCATTTTTAAATTCCTACCTTAATTTTTTAATTTTTCTAACTCCTCTAACTTATTTACTCTATTTTCTAATTGGTCTATTTTGGCTGCTAGTTCAGGTTGTTGATTACGCCAAGCATCGACTGGTTGATCTAAAGCATGTATATGATATTTATCTCTTAACTTATCTATTAAAAAATCAAAAAGTTGATAACCCTTGATTCCAATTTTTGTATCTTTAACATATGCTAAAGTAGCGGCTCCTAACAAAGCACTGGCTATGCTGCTAAAAGCCCAGAACCAAGGGTTTTCAAACATATTTATTAGTCTTCCTTATCTTTTTTAACTTTTATATTTTCTATTTTTTCTTGTCCACGACTCCAAGCTGCAATACCTAAGACTGCACCCATAGCTAAGTGAAATAACCCTGCTCCTTGAAGAGTTAAAGGATTCCACTGTTGGCTAACAACACCCTTATCTATAGCTTGTAATAAACTCCATAAAATAGGAAAAATAATCATGTCCATAGTACACACTAACATATACATCCAACCCATCATTGGACGCCATTTGCTATTCATCCAATCTTCTGGTTTTTTATCTTCTTCCATTTTTATACTCCTTTTATTAAGATAACTCTTCCCAATCTAAAGCAGCTAATACTTTATCGTTATTAGCTATTGACTCAATAGCTACTGTCATAGTAGTGGCTGTATTAGATATACTATTAGATAACAATTGATATTTAAATAGTTGAGAGTCTAATTCTATAGTAGGACTAGTACTGCCTGTAGATACAAAGTACCCTTGTATTAAATTAGTAGCATTAGCTGTCGACATAGTAGCATTAGCGTTAGCATTATACTCAACTATTGAATTATTTCCTACAGGCTGCCAATTAGCTCCTATAATATCTGCATTAGAAATAAAAACATACCTAAAATCACTTGCAGTAGTTCCTACTAAAGAAAGTTGTTTTGGAAGAGCAATACTGTCTAAATTACCTGCTTTTAACCTCAAAGATACTGCTGGATATAAAGTATCTTTTAAAGGTAAAATTTTAGGATTACTTACTTGTAGTCCTATTGTTCTTGGGGTACCTGCTAATTCATAACCACCTTCAGAAATAACAGTACTACAGATTTGTTTAAAAGTAGCATTAGAAGTAAGAGTATTAGTAGCTTCTATCTCACATCTAATAGGTAAAGATCCTGTCGTCATATAAACATCTGATTCTACATTAGCATGATGAAAAGCATGGCATACTATATACTGTCCATTAATTATAAAACCACAACGTACAGAACCCACACCTAACCATTCTATATCAGACCAAAATATTTGTGTTTTAGTTATATCTAAGGTAATAGAACTTAAATTTTTATCACTTCCATCAAGTCGATTTATATTCCAATCACTTTGAGGTATTCTTGTATCTACAGCAACTCCTGTAACATAAGATCTTTTTACGATGTAAAGAGTAGAGTTATATAGTTCTAAAAAAATACCATTTTTTGTGTTAAAATAACCTATTCTCTGTCTTAAGTTATTTTGTGCAGGAGCCATACAAAAGCTATTCATAGTTAATAAACTTTTACCTGGTTGATAGTGCATAACTCTAGTAGTTTCTCTAGTTGCAGAACTTCCTGATGCTGTTCCAACAGTTAATGCCATGGTAGAAGCATTAGCTAAATGCGTAATAGAAGAGCTTCCAGTATTTCCAGAATTCCATTTAATAGGAACATCTCCATATCTAAAATTAGAATCAAATAGTGTAAAAGGAGCTGAAACCCTGTTTCTTCCAAAAGCATCTTTAGATAAATTTGTATTTCCGTATTTAGAATATAACCCTATATCAGTTGCAGATACTACTACAGGTAGTTCGGCAGTTGGCGATAGTAATTCATTTTTATTATGATCATATTTCACAGTAAGTCTCCTACTAACACATTATTGAGCTAAGTAGCAATTCAATATAAATAATGTGTCCATATTTATACCAAAGTAATAATCCTAAAAATAGAAAAAATATACTAGATAAAGTATATAAAACTTTATTTAGAAGTGGCATGATAAACACCGTCCCAGTCTGAAGGTAGATTATAATGTTTTAGTTCTTCTATTCTTAGTCTCATCATTTCGTAATAATCATTTAAATCTTTATTAAAAGCGTTTTTTAAACTATTTATAAGAATAAGTGCGCTATCCCAATCTTGATTACGATACGCTTTAATAAATTTTTTATGTACAGTTAAATATTCTTTATCTATCCCAGTACCATTTACTATGGTATATATATTAATACCTTTTGTTTTGCCTTTAACAGCGATACAATCAAGTTCTACACAAGAATAATATTCTTTTATATGTTCATAAGTTTTTTCGCCTATAATCAGTTTAACACAGTAGGGTTTAGATTGCCCTTCTAAACGCGAAGCAAGATTAACAGAATCTCCCAAACAAGTATAATCAAACCTTTGACTAGATCCCATGTTTCCAACAACGACAGACCCAGTATTAATACCAAGACCCATACCAAATGGCGGTACGCCTTCGACAGCAATTTCTTTGTTAAAAGCATCTAAATCTCCAAGCATTTCAAGCGCAGTTTTAACAGCTTGTTTTGCGTGATTTGGCTCATCAAGAGGTGCATTCCAAAAAGCCATTTGTGCGTCGCCTATATACTTATCTAGAGTTCCATTATTATCAAGTATCTTTTGAGTCATTGCTGTCATATAACGATTCATTATCTTAGTAAGACCTTGAACGTCAGATCCATAATGCTCACTAATAGAAGTGAAGCCGCGCACATCAGTAAACATAATTGAAAGTTCACGAGTTTCTCCCCCTAGTCGTAATAGCTCAGGGTTCTTCTGAAGTTTTTCAACAAGAGCAGGTGATAGATATGTTCCAAATTGCTTTTTAATTTGTTGTTTTAATCTAAATTCACGAGCAAAATTATTAAATAATAAGTGAGCAAAAAGTATAGAACTAGCCAGTATTAAATAACTAAAATTCCATAATTGATAATACTCTTTAAATAAATAATCGCACACATAATAAATAACGAATATAAATGTAAAATATAAAGGAACAGTTAGTTTAACAGACGTTCTAGGAACTAGAATTATTAAGATTGCTAATAAAATAGACAAAACAATATACTCTACTACATTAGCATAAGATAATCTAGTAATAGAATTTCCATCTATTAAAGTTTGTAGAGTCTTAGCTTGAATTTCGTGAGACCATTTTTCTCCTATTGGGGTAGCTATTATACCTCCTACACCTTCAATAGTAAGACCTAAAACTACTATTTTTCCGTTTATTTTCTCTTCGGTAATTTCTGTGGCTTCGACTTTTTCAAATTCCGAGTTCCAGGATACCCAGACTCTGGCTTTTTCGTCGGTGTTAATCGGCGGGAAGGCTGGGATACGGACAAATTCAACACCTGCTTCTGAGGTTTTGATTTGGTAAGATGGGTCTCCAGCCACAACTCGTAAGGTTTCCAAAACAAGTGAAGGATACAATGTATTCCCAATGCGAGCCAGCATAGGCAACCTACGAACAACACCGTCAAGCTCAGGTGCCACAGCGAGAAGCCCGACACCTTCGGACTTTCCTGCCAGAGATGGTAAAGGAGAGATAGCCCCTCTCCAAGTATATAACCATGGATCAGGAGCATTACCAATAGCAGCAAACCCTCTGCGAACAGCAGTTGCTTCTCTTGACTGAGTTGTTGGTGTTTGTGATATAATAACACCACCGGACTCAATAGAAGTTTCCAAAGCTTTATCATTACCGGCACGGTCTTTTTCGCTAAAAAGTATAGGGACGACAATGATTGCTGCGCCGGCTTCACGAATTTTGTCAATAGTAACTGCAATATCTTTTCGGTCAAAAGGCCATTGACCAAATTCTTTAACTGTTTTTTCACCGAATTCAACAAGTACAATCTCATCTGATTTTTTTGTCTCTAAAGAAGTTATAAAATAATCAAATGTTTTTAATTTTAATACTTCTAAATAACTAACGTTCGACGCATATAACCCCACGAGGATTATCGCTGAGATAACAGTTATTAAAGTACTTGTTAGTATTTGCTCTAGTTTGTTCATTCGTATTGGTTGACCACATAAGGATTGCTTGGACAATTGCTGTAACAAGTGACATTAAGATTAAAAGTCTTAGGAATAGTTCCTGACTGGTTGATGATTGCTGAAATTCCATCGCCAACAAAGTTAAGGTTAGTATTATGATTATTCCCAGACTGAGTGATAATAACATTTTGAGTATTTCCTATTATATTTACCGTAGCATTATTAGTTTGTTGTGCTAGGGCATAATTATAAAATAATGTAAATGATATTAAAGATATTAATATTTTCATTTTAATTACCTTGCTTTATAGTAATAGTAGTAGTGCCTGTATAATTTACAACTTGTTTTATTTCTAGTCCTTCTTGAGTTAAACGAAGAGTCATACTATCATACATAGGAACCGTGACACTTGCATAAGCATTAACAGTTTCTCTATACAAAGTTAGCATTTCGTTTTCGACGTAGTATTTTAAACCACTTCTAGCGTCATACTTTGGAAGCATAGCGTTAAACTCAGCCAACTCATTAGTTAGCAATTGACTAGACATTACGTCTAAAAAATTATATAGAAAGTCGGTATCTAAAAATTTTTGATCTAACTTTTTATATTCATCAAGTTTATTTTTATCTAATTCATCATATTTTAAAAAATCTTTAGATAAAAAGTCTTCATCTAAAAAATTACTTTTTCTAGTATAAGTAGCCTCTGCTCTTACAGTATTAGGAGGCGACACAATAATTAAATTATTAATCTGATCAATAGATAAATTTAATATAGCAGATTTAGGTCTATCTATTGTAGTATTAACTGTTACAGACTCAAATGGTTTTGTTAGTAGTATAGTACCCATGTCTGTAGTAACAGTTATGGCACCAACAACACAATCACGTTCGATATTACCCCAACCAGCTGGACAAGAAGGTAATAAGATAATAGTACTACGGCCAGTTTCGTCGACTGTCCCTGAAAAGTCTGTTCCACGTACTCCAATAGTCGCTGTTGGGGTCTCAACCATAACTTGTTGTGGATCGCTTTTAGCAATTTGACCAGACGCATATTTAATAGTTCCTAACGCCATTTTCATTCCAAGTTTGCCTGTCTTTTTATTATCATCATAGACAAAATTATCTATAACTAACTTAGAATGCTCTGTTATTTGTACCTTAGTATCGTCTTTAAAAGTAATACCCGCTTTAGAGTTTGCTGTAGTAATAACATCTCTCATCTCTACAGAAGACTGTAAAGATCCGGCGATGACATCAGATTGTCTTTTTATCTCTGTTAACCCTGTTAACTCTGTAAATTTTCCAACATCAGCATTACTGATGGTTGGATTTAACAATAAGAGTATTACCAGAACCTGTAATTGTTGAGATAACCTTAGAGTCATTATTACCACCTTGTCTTATATCAACATCATTTGTAGCACCTATTATTACTATTGAAGCGTCATGACCGTTTAACCCAGCTGCTCCAGCTTGTGTGATAGCTACTTGGTTACCTCCACCTCCGCTAATATCTACATTTGATTTAGTACCTGATACAGCAGTAGAAGTATTATTTATGGTTACTGTATTATTATCTGAGTTTATAGATACTGTTGATATAGTTAGACCTTCAGTATTTTGAACAACCGTATTACCATCCCCAACTATAGTATTAGTAATTAGTGAGTTAGTACAGTCACCTCCAACACCACAAGAGATACTTACATCATTACCGTCTCCGGTAGTGCTAGAAGTTATAGTAGTACCAGTTCCTTGTACGTTTATTGCTAATATATTTGAGTTTCCAATTTGATCTACTGTTACAGAATTATTGTTACCATTAAAAACTGCTTTAGTAGTGGAATTTCCTATTATATTACCAACACCTGTTTGTGTCAGACTAATTGTTGAACCAGAACCTACCTGATCAACATATATAGAGTTTTGTTGTGCATAAGCACTTGTTGCATAAATAAAAGCTATTAAACTTAAAATATGTCCTTTCTTCATGGTTTATTTCTTCCCCATAATCCAAAGTTTTTTCTTACTACCTTCTCTAATCATATCTGCTACAGCAGCTTCGATTGCTATTCTAACAGCATAAGTAGTTGGTTCGTTTATAGAAGTTCCTGCTTCAAATTCTACAGATTTAGTTCCAACATCTATAAACTTAAAAACGTTAGCACTTGCACCAGTACTTAAAACTGTTTTTGAAGCTCCTGTAGATAATAAAACCTCTCCTGTATTAACAGATATTAAACGTAAAACTACAGTAACTTCGTCTTTTCTATATTCTTGATTTGCACCAATGCCTAAAAATCTTGCTCCTATACCGCCAGTTCCTATATTAGAATCATATCCTATTACTCCGCCATCTATCATAACACCAGCTACTATTAAAGGTGTTAAAGGCTTAGCCTGATCTCTTTCATATAATTCTCTTTGTGACCTTATTAGTTGTCTTTCTTTTACTAAATTTTCTAAAGAGCTTCTTTCTACAACTTGAAACCAAGAACCTCTTCCTGCGTCTTGAAGTGCTTTAATTAAAAATACCTCAGCTCCTTGTGTAACAGCAGAACTTAAACTAGCAAAATTAGTAGCTGGTTTACGCTGACCAGTCATATCAGGAAAACGATACACAGCAATAGGAATTTTAGGTCCGTCAACAGGGGGTATACTAACTAAGTCGTTAAGTCTTTTTTTAGTAATAATCTCAGGAACATCCATTCCAGACTGAGATCTTTCTTTAACGGAATCTGCAGTACAAGAAGCTAAAAATAAACTTAAAGTAGCTACAAGTAATACTGTTACCATGCTAAACTCCCATAAGGAACCTCTATTTCAGTAATAGACCCTGCAGGGTCTGTTATTCTTAAAGTAATAGTGGATCCATTGTTAGACCATTGTATATGATTACCTGCAATATCAAAACTACCCGAAGTTTGACCATTATCTTTAAATAATTCTTCTGCTATTTTCTGAGATAGTGTAGCGTATATCCTACTTTCTAGATTATTTAAAAACTTAGCTAAATTAGTATTTTTAGCGTCTTGAGCTTCTTTTATAGCAGCCGCTTTTTTATCTTCAGCTAGTTTTTGACGACGAGTGTGTTCTAAGTTTTCTATAGTTAAAACGTGCGCAGAGTATCCTTCTCCCGAAAAAGAAGGACTTTTAAATTTAAATTGAATCTCAGATGCTTGAGCACTACTGAGTACTATCGGTATTACCAATAATAGTTTTTTCATTGGCACTCTCTTTAGGTCTATCACCTTTTAACATTAAAACTACGTTTAATTTTTGATTAAGTCTTATTAAGTCATTGTCTAACATTCTAATTCTATCTATAAGGGCTATTAAAACAGTATTTGCCTCTGACAAAACAGGTTTAATTTCTTGAGTTGCCCATTTCCATATATAAAATATTAAGTATCCCATACCACCAGCAGCAACTATAGGAAACCCATATTTATTAATTAATTCAGCTATATCCATAAAAATAATCCTTGACTCATTAAAATAATACTAATAAAAGCAGTAAATATACCAGTATAAAATATTAAAATACCTGAGCTTAAAATACTAGCGGTTAAAAGAACTATAGCTATTTGCATAGTACTACCGCCTATACCTGTCCAGGGTAATCTTTTTTTAGCTAAATCTCTTTCACTTTCTAAAAATCTAGCTTGTTTTAATAAGTCTTTTTTTCCTTCTACTGGCTCATTCTCGTATCTTTCTACGGTAGCCCTATATCGTAAATATCTATTTTGATCTTTGTCTTTTACATCATCAGCTGCTAATTCGTATTGAGTTTGTTTTATACTTTTTGCCTGATAAAAGGCCCAAGTGTCATTTATTTTTATTGTAGTAGTTAATACAGAATTATTTAATTGTGCTTGTATAAAAGCATTAAATGAGAATATAGCAGCAAATATACTAATTATTAATGCTGTTTTACTTTTAATTTTAGAAACGCCAGAGTTATTATTTTTCTCTGCGTTTTTTCTAATTTGATTTAAAAGGGTAAATCCAAGACTCATGTTTTAATCTCTTCTTGCGTCATTTTTACCATCTGCTCTAGCTATTCTATCTAAATCTGGTCTAATACCTAAAGCAGTAGACATTAAAGTATCAATACGAACTATGTCGTGATTCATTGTTTTAACTCTGTTATCAAGAGCTGTAATAATACTACTTAAGCCTTTAACAGAACTCATAACACCTGCAAGAATAAATTTCATAGTTAGAAACACAAAATAGCCACCAGCACAGGCTGCGGCTATTGGAAATCCTACTTCAGCTACTAACTTAAAAAAATCCATAAAATTTACTCTCTCATAATATTGACATGACCCCTATCTATATTTATAGTAGCATTTTTTACAAAAAAATACCACCAGTAAAATTTTAAATATTTTACTGGTGGTTGAGATTTAATCTTACTATCTATTAGGTTTTTCTTCTTGTTTTTTTACTGCAGTCTCGTAATAAACTATAATTTTATCTTGTTGATTAATGTATCTTCTCAGCTCTGCTATATTTAAAGCCATTTTTTCATAATCTTTAACGCTCATAGCATAAAAAACAATATCAGTATGTTCATTTTCAAATGTCTTTAAAAAGTTATTAAGATTATCTTTTGTAACAACATAGAATTTAATATTTGATAAATTTACTGATTTAGGTCTAGATTGAACAGGAATTTCACTTTTTATTACTTGAGTTTGAACAACTATTTTTTCTTGTGGTGCACAAGCTGTTAATAATAAAAAACTACTTATTGGAAGTATCTTTTTCAATGTCTTCAAATAGTTTCTTTGTTGCATCGTTTATTCTCTTTTCTATAGCTGTAGGGTTTTCTTTACTTAACTTAGTTAAATTATGATTATTTAATCTTTTTCTTAAATCATCAGTATAAGACTCAGCAGATTGTAAATCTTTTTGTAATTTGTTATTTAATTCACTAAATCTTTCAGCATCTTTTTGTAAAGTATCAATAGTTTCTTTATTAGTTTGGTTTGCTACTTCTAACTTTGCGTTATTTTGTGTTAAAAGCTGTAGCCTTTTTTGGCTGTCTCTATAATACCAGCCAAAAATTCCAAGTAATACTATAACTCCTATTATAAGATACTTTGTCATTTTTTATCCTAATAATTTTGTTAAGGTTTTTGGGCCAGCTATACCATCTGCAGTTAGTCCGTTTTCTTCTTGCCAAGCCTTTAACGCTTTTTCAGTACCGCCTCCAAAAGACCCATCAGCATCTACTCCTAAAGCTTCTTGTAATGCTGCAACTGTAGGTCCTTTAGAACCTCTTTTTAAAATTTGATTTACATTAATTGCTTCATCATCAGATTCTTCTTCTTCTGTATCTTGATCTTCCTCTGATTCTTCATATTCTGTATCAAATATTTCTAAAATATGAGCGTAATGCTTCTTTCTATCTTCTAATCCGATAGTCCCACCATTAACTAACTTAGTCATCTTAACGATGTCATTAGCATCGGCTGCTCCGTTTATTTTTCTAGAGTTCCAATACCAAGCTGCTGACATTATAGCACCTTCTACAGTTTCTAAATAGTCAATGACCTCTTCTATAGACATGTCCATATCTTTAGCGAATCTTGAATAATTATCATGACCAGTTAGCTGAATTACACCTCTTCCTCTATATTTCCAACCATCACCAGAGTCTTCATCTCCATTACCCATTCTACTAGCATAAACACGGTTAGCTATTTTTTCAGGTTGACGAGCATAATCGTTTGGATCAGCGTCTTTAAAATATTTAGGAAATATTCTGCGTAAACCATCAGCTGAGTAATTTAAATTTTCTTGTAAAACTTTAAAGTTATTGGACTCGTGAGCGCACTGAGCCAAAAAGCCAGCTACTCTATTCTCTGTAGTTATGTCAAATTTAGGAAGTGCTTTACATAAAGCCTCATAAAATTCTTCAACCTTTTTATTACCAGTTAAAATATCTTCTAACTTCTCAATAGAAAATTCAAAATTAAATTCAGACATAAAAAAACTCCTTTATATGTATATAGTAGCATATACATATAAAGGAGTCAAATTTTTAATTTTTTAAATTTTAGTTAAATACTTTTTCTCTATTTTCTTTATAATATCCCATTGAATATTGTTTAATTGAAAATAATTTTTTTGATGTTTTAAACAACCAACTATAAATTCATAATCAGCTTTATGTAACTCTATACCTAAATACTTCTCTAAATAGTTATGAGGTAATCGTTTTTTCTTTTTTCTAACGGTCATTGAGTTTGTAATATGTTGATATCCTATTTTTTAATTCTGGTATAAATATAGCCGCTTTTTGTTCAAAAATTAGGGGTTCTTCTTCTCCATCAACTGCTACAATAATTACTATTTTTTGGATACTAGTACCAAATAATTCATTATGAGCATAAGCGTATCCAGATGCTTGAAGAAAGTAATCTTTAATATCTTTTCCCTTTTTAACTTTTTTAGATGTTTTAAAATCTATTATGGATGGGATTCCATTCCAAAGACCGATCATATCTACTCTACCAGCAAATTTAAGAGTAGGGCTCCATACAGGAATTTCTTGCGCCCAAACTTCAGTAACATTTTTTGAAGTTCCATTAATTAACGCTTTTGCTGGATATCTTACGTTAGATGGTTCTTTTGCTAGATCAGATAAAATATCTTCTCCGTTCCAGTATTTTTCTAAGTATTCATGGACAGCAGTTCCTCTATCAGTAGCTTCTTTAGAAACACGGGCCGCCTCTTCTTCTCCTACTTTATCTTTCCATTTCTGTAACCAAACTAAGCTAGCGGAAGTTTTACCTAACAAGGTGGTTATGCTTGGATAAGCGCCATCAGGGGTAAAATAAGTTCTACCTGTAGTAAGAGTCTCAGCTGTTACACTTGTCGTAATATTATAATCAATCATTAAAATACACTAAGGGGGCTTGTTCAGCCCCCTTAACTTTCTTTTTTATTTAATAGGAATTAATTTTGGCTTCTTCTCTTCTGGAAGAACTAGTTCAAGTTCAATGGTAAGCATACCATTGTTATACTCAGCGCCGTTTACAATAATATTATCAGCTAGTGTAAACTTTCTTGTAAACTTCTTAAAAGAAATACCTTTATGTAAGATATTCTCATTTTGAGCTGAGTCATAAGTAGAACGTACTGTTAAAACACCGTCAGCTACTTCAACTTCTAAATCTTTTTTTGCTAGACCTGCTAAGGCTAGATCAATGAAGTATTTCTCACCTTCCTTACGAATGTTGTATGGAGGAAAACCGCTAGATTGTACCTGATGTTCAGCGTAGCTTTTTAGCTGGTCGAAAAGTCTATCAAAGCCTACAGCGTAAGGTGTTACCCTGTTGATATCTAAAAGACCTGGAAGATATGAATGTGCGTTATTTAAATTTACCATGTAAATTTCTCCTTTATTAAGCAAGATTATTATGAACCTCCTTTAGGCAGGTTCATAATATATGTTATATAATTTTTTACATTATAGCAAGCAAAAATTATTTATTTTTGGATGGCAGGAGACCAGTGAGTTGTTCGTCCATCGTCTAAACGAATTTTTTCAATTGGGTTTCCGTAAGGATCTGTTTTTTGAGAGTATACCATAACTCCTATACGAGCCTTCATCATCTCATCTGCTTTAGAAGGAAAAGCTACATATGAGCCTTGATTATTATATAAGTCAGAATAGTTTCTAATGGTAGCGCCACCAGATTCAAGTGAGTTTTTAAGTACAGTTTTAACTGATTTATATAACCTAATAAGCTCTTCTTTAGAGCAACTACTGACTTTTCTATGAGGCGCAATTGCAGATAAAAACAAAGCCTCGGATTTGTAAATATTTCCCACACCTGATACATATTTTTGCTCCATTAAAAATTTAACTAAAGAATGGTTTTTTGCTTTTTCACAAATTTTTAACCAAGTAAGCTCATCACAAGGATTATTTAGCATATCTGGTCCAATCTCAGATAACTTTTTATTGAGAGATGGCATAGCAGAAGATCCAGAGAAGAACTTTAAAGTACCAAAGTTTCTCATATCAGAGTAGTAAACAGAAGTACCATCGCTAAAATCCCAACGAACTCTAGCATAATTATTATCTTGTGTTTTATACGTACCAGTCATGCCTAAGGTACTAAATATAACTCCTGAGGTAGTAATCCAATAGATAAACTTACCTTTATTATCAACACCTAATACGGTTTGATCTTTTACATTTACAGCATAATCTAAAAAGGTAGTAAACCCCTCTGGTTCTTTCTTAAGATATCTACCAGATAGAATTTCAATGTTCTCTATCGTTTTGTTTTGAATTACGGAGTTTAATTGACGTGCTACAATTGTGCACTCTGGACCTTCCGGCATAGTACTCTCTTTCTTCTTTTAATTTACGTACAATATATTGATCCCAGGACTCGTTAGAGTACCTGTCATAGATCAGATGTGTCGGAAGAGGATCGTCTTTTTGCACTTTCTACCAAATTCAAGATAGTGAAAATTTCTTCCTGCTTTTCTTCTAGCTCTTCTCTCTTGCGTTTATACATAGCAGAAGCAGCTGCACGAATAGCACTTGGCTTAAAGCCAAAACTATCTTTTATCTCCTTTACAAGATCATTATTCATTTCTCTATAAGATTCCATTTGCAAAAGATTATCTGTAATCTTATTGAACAAATTCATCAACTCTTCTTTATCAATCATTGCTGGATTGATTTGAATCTTTTCTTGCTTTTCTTTTGACATCAAGTTCCTCGTTAGTAATAAGTTTAAACTTTTCTCGTTTATATTTTGGAAGTTCTCTTAGAACTCCATAATTAGTTAGATTATCGCATATTGTAGCAAGAGTGTCAACATTACTTTCATCGTCAAATGCTTTTTTATTAGCATCTGCGATTAATTTAACAGCTACCCATATATTAAAATAACCTATTTTTGTAGAACCTTTTGATACACCATCAGGTCTAGGAGTGCTTAAGTACCATCTTTCTGATGCCATTACAGACTGCTGATACTCGTCTTCTTCTAGAATATCAATAGGAGTTCTTGAAAATATATCTAAAACTTGTTTTTCTAATTTATTCATAGCTTTCCTTATAAAAAAAATGAGGGCACAAAGCCCCCACTTCTTAATTATTCAGTATATACCCATGATTGAGCAGATGGAGACTTTAAGATAGGTGTGACCCAAGCCAACTCTTTGTGAATTTCATTCACCTTATACATAGCATCTCCCTGTTTTTGAAGCACACTTCGAGCGAATTCCAAAAACTGATAGAAAGGATTCTTAGAAACGTCGTCATCCGGCTGTGGAACTTCGTTCCCAATATGCTTAATAGTAGGACAAGAGTACAACCAAGATCCAGAGTAGTCACGCTTGATCAAAGATTCAATAGTATAAATCTTTTCATCAGGTGTTTCATCTGAGAGGATTACTCTTGAACACTCACGAAAAAAGTTAATATAAGGATTTTTATTCTTCCAACGAATCATCATTTATTTATTCACCAATATAGAATAGCACAACTTTTTGATCTGTGCAAATTAAAATTTCATTTAATTACTGCATTTGATTTTGCAGTGTGCCTCAGTCAAAGGTTTCAAGCAATGTGAGACGTTGAACACGATCATTGTCCCAAACTTCATGCTTGTCATAGAAACGATATGTTTCAAGCTTATCTAGATAATCATTAATATCACGAACAGCTTGATTGTAGTAACGAATTTGGGTTGGACTCCAAACCCTAGAAGTAATGCTCTCCATCCACTTAATAGCTAGACGAGCATTCCAACGTACAATATTAGGACATTCACGAATATAGTCGTTTGTATCCCAATGAGAAAAGCCTAGAGAGGCAGAATCGTTTGTCTTCTTCTTAACCATAATTTAGTCCTTATTAATACAATGACCGCCATAAGACGATGTGGTGTTAGCAATCCAAATGCTTTTTGCTTCAATACACTTAGACATTAATACTTTTTGAGTTTCCATAGCATGAATATTAAATGTAGTTAGAGAAGTTGCAAAGGTTACAATAACAGCAACTACTGCAAATGCTCCTACTAAAAAAGTTTTATCCATTTGATACGTCCTTTAACCTTTCTTGAAATTCACGATAGATGTCTGCTAGATATTTAGCAGCAATAAATTCTCCACTTTGAGCCTTGATTTCTTCATATTCTTCTAACAGTTCTTCAGCGACAAAGTTACCCTGCCGCCTTAGCTCAATTAGATATTCTTTTGCTGTTAGATAGATTCCCATTATAATTACAATTCCTTTATAGAGACATAGGTAGGCCAGACTTAATAGATTCTGCTCGTCTGGCATTTAGTGCTTCAATAGCTTCAACTCGATCTTCTGAAAACTTAAGTTCGATAGCTGAACAAGGTAGCTCAATCCTTTCTCTCTTTTTATTAACAAAGTATCTAATTTCTGTGCCCTCAATAAATCCATCTTCTATCACATCTTTTAAAATGCGCCAATACCAAGAATTAATAGGACGATAATAAACTTTATAAGATATAAGTCTTGCCATGTTTAACCTCCATTTTATTATTATATGAAATTTTTAAGCGCTTGACAATAAAAAATTAGCAAACAGCTCTTTATTGTTATATTTTAATTGACTGTGCTTTGTACGTATGTTAGCATATATTCTATGAAAAGTTTAATAGAAGTAACAGTTCTAAAAGAATATTTTCAAGAGACTCTCGCTGAATATTCAGAAGAAGGGTTTGAATACCTATCTTCTAAGAATGGAGATAGCGACGATACTATAATTGTTATTTTTAGAGGCGATATTCACGCAACCCCATATTCTAGTGAAAATTCTAAATCATTCTTAGAATTTGAAGATGGAAGCCGTTCACCTTTATATATTAAACGAGAAAGAAACTTTTGGGAAGATTAATGGCACAGTTTAAACTATGGGCGGTATATATTCCGCAACTTGAACAATGGACTCGTGAGACTGGCGCACGTATGGAAGCGGAAGTCGATAACGAAGAACATGATCTTGCTGTAGAATATTTTGATTTTAATGACCCTCGTGTAGCATTATACGGGTGGGAAAACGTACCTTTGTTTGCAGCTGTCAAATATGATCAACCATTTCAAACAGTAGTTGGAAAGCAATCTTGGGAAACCTATGATGCTTGGATAAGAGGGTTAAATTGGAAGCTAGACCAATAACATTTATTCCTCACAAACGTAGACTAGCAAGACATAGAGTAGAATATTTAAAAGCAATAAACGAAGCACTAGATTACCCTTTTCAAGCAGAAGATGGTAAAAGCTTATCTCCTATCCAAAGAAAACTCCAAGAAAAGTGTATAGAGCTATCAGGCCTTCCTTATTGGACGTTTACTAACTGCTGTACAGATTCTCTTCAAATAGCAGTTCATTGCCTCACAAATCCCGGAGATACTGTAGTAGTTCCCGCATACGGCTGGAGAGCTATTACAAATGCTGTAGCTTTTATGAATAGAAAGATAGAGTTTGTTGATGTTGATGAAACTGGTACTATTTGTTTAGATTCTTTAGATAAATTATGTAAAGAGCTAAAAGAACCAGCAACGGCTATAATAGTTGTGCATAATTTTGGAACTATTGTAAATTGTAAAAAAATATCTGATATTCTAGTTAATAATAATTGGACTACAACTTCTATAATAGAAGACGCTGCTCAAGCATTTTATATGAACGAACCTACAGACTATATACCAGGATCATCTTCTGATGTAGTTTGTTATTCCTTTGATTTTACTAAAAACCCCGGAACTCTTGGTAGTGGTGGAGGAATTGCTACTAGATTTGAGGATGTTGCCGATAGAATATATATCACAACTAACCACGGAGCTTCTAAAGCCAAACAACCAATTAATATTGGTACAAAATCTTATTTAGATAATACCTCTTGCGCAGTTCTTTTAAAAGAGATTGAGATTTTTGAAAAAAATGAGTATAGAAAGCTTCGCAGCTATAATGCTTCATGGTTAGACAACAATCTACCCTATAAAAGGATACCCGGAGAAAATTATATCTCTGAGAAATTCTTGATAGAAGTTTCAGAATACAAGGTTTCGGAGGTATTAAATCAATTAAAAAACGCAAATTGCCTAGCGAAAAAATATTTTAATGAATCTTTAAATACCTATAGTTTCTATGAAAATAGTAAAAAATGCCCTGGAGCTGAAAAACTGGTTAAAAATACTATAATGATTCCTTGTCATCAGTATTTAGAAAAAGAAGAGTTAAATAGAATAGCAGAGGCCTTAGCATGAAAATATTAGTTACTGGTGGAAAAGGTTTTATAGGTTCACATATTGTAAACCTACTAAAAGAAAAACATGAAATAGTTATACTCGATAACTGGAGCTATGAATATCCTGGATATAAATATATTCATAGAGGTAAAGACGGTTTACAGTTAACAAATGGTATAGAAACTATTCACAGGTTAGCTGCTAAAAAATATAGAGATTCTATGATTAAAGATATCAAAGTAGTTAAATACTGGACCTTTGACGATTGTGATTTAGATAATGATTTTGATTTAATTATAAACTGTGGTAGTCTATCTGAAGCAATTTTATCTCAATATTTTCAAGATTTTACAGAAAAATCTATATTAGATGGGCTAAATAAACTAGTAAATAAGTATAATTGTCCTATATTACACTTTTCAAGCTCTATGGTTTACGGAAGCTGGAACGGACCTATAAAAGAGGATGGAGAGAAAAACCCAGTAGATTTATATGGAGCTTGTAAAAAAGCTAGTGAGTCATTACTAGATTTAAATAAAGATGTTATCTTAAGACCTATGCATGTTTATGGTTATGGGGATGGAAAGTTTCCAATGCCTATGAATATAGAAAGACAGGCTGATAAAAATAAACCTGTAACTGTAGAAGAAGCTGATTGTATTTATATTAAAGATTTAGTTTCTATAATTGAAAAAATAGTAAATAACTGGTGTTGTGGGGTTTATAATATAAGCTCCGGCTATCAAAGAGATAAAGAAGTAGTAAAAAAACAAGCCAAAGAAATACTAAATTACGATATAGAGACTGTAAATAAATCAGGACCTACAGGAAAAGATAGAGGTACTTTAGATACAAGTAAAATAAAACATATTTATAATTGGAACTCTCAATTTAAAAACTATGAAGAAACAATTATAGAC